TACTAGGAGTTAATTCAGATAGGATTATAACAAAAGATATGTTAAATCAATTGCTATCTTCCATGGGACTACCAACTATAGCAACATATGATGCCCAGTACAGAACACAGGGTGCTGATGGAAAGTATACAGCTAAAAGATACTTTGAAGATGGTAAATTTGTATTACTTCCAGACGGAGTTTTAGGAGACACTATTTATGGCTTAACTGCTGAGGAAATAGAGTTAAGGGGCAAAGGTGATGTTAAGATTGAAAGCTTTGGAAACATCATAGCTGAAATTTATTCAACAAAGGATCCTGTTGCTAGATGGACTAAAGCAGTAGCGACTGCACTACCAAGTTTCCCTTATGCTGACCAAATTTACATTGCTAAAGTTAAGTAGGAGCTTTATCGCCTGCTTAACTAGAGAGGTGTTAATATGCTTGAAAATATAAAAGATGTTTTAGAGATAATAGATAACTCTAAGGATAAACTTATTAATCGTTATATAAGTAAAGTTACTCAAAAGGTGCTTAATTATTGTAATTTAAAAGAATTACCTATAGAGCTTCAAGGTTTTGTAGAGGATAAAGTTATTTCCATAATGCAGTATAAGCTACAATCAACAAGCAGTGATAACAGTAGCAGGGAAGTTAAGTCAATTCAGAGGGGAGATACTAAAATTGAATTTGCTACCATGTCTGAGAAAGATGAAAAAACACTATTAAATTTTAGCAATTTAGACATGAAAGAATTAAATAGTTTTAGGAAGGTGGCTTGGTAGTATGGATGAAGCAGCACTCCTTGAATTAACTTACTTTGATAAAGCTACAATAAGCGGTCAAATACCATATACAAAACCTAATGGAGCTATAGCTTTTAAAAATGGGATAAAGGCAGAAAGTGTTAAATGTGCTATTTCTAAAAAAGAACCTCAAATACTAGGCGAAACTGAAACAGTAGCTAATATAAAATATACAGTTGTTATGTTTTGTAGACCAGACACAAATATTGCTGCAGGTGATGATGTTCAGGTAACATTTGAAAGTGGACTGAAAAAAAATTATATAGCTGGAGAGCCATTTCCTTATTCAAGTCATTTAGAGGTACCTTTAACAAGAAAGGATAGAAACTAAATGTTTGAAATTGATGGTTTAGATGAATGGATAGCTAAATTAGAAAGAATAAAAGTAGAGTTTCCAGAGGGAATTGAAACTGAAATATTAAAATTGGCAAATAAGTTACTAAGAAAAGTTAAACAAAGAACTCCAGTAGGTGATACAGGAGAGTTGAGAAGAAATTGGGAAATAGGTGATATGGTAAGGGGAGACAATGGCTGGTATATAGAAGTTTTCAATAATACTGAATATGCACCTCATGTGGAATTTGGACATAGAACAAGGCTAGGAGTAACTAGTAATCCTAAACACTATAAAGCAAAAGGAGTTATAGCTTATGTTCCTGGAGTGCATATGTTGAAAATAAGTGTAGAAGAATTAAATGCTCAATTGCCAGGTGAATTAAAGCGTTGGATTAATAGAGTGTTAGGAGAATAGTATATGATTAAGTATAACGATATAAGGGATGCATTTACCTTAAAATTAAGTGAGAAGTATCCTGGAATAAATATATATGATGAAAAGATACAGCAGGGTTTTGAATCACCTGCTTTTTTTGTGCAATTAATTCCTGGTAGTTCAACAAGAGAAAGCAAGAATGTTAAGTCTAGGTTCTTATTAGTTGATATTCAGTACTTTCCCAAGGAAGTAAATTCTACTGAAGAAGTGTTAAATATGACAGATGATTTGGAAGATATGTTTAAAAGTCATATTGCCATTAAAGATAGAAATATCAAATTAGACAATGCTCAATCTCAAATAATTAATGATGGAATTGGCACGATACTACACTTCCAGGTACCTATTAACTACTATGAACTAATTGAAAAAGATATTGAGAACTCTAATGTAATGAAAGATATCATCTTATAAAAGAAAGGAGTGTAGAGAATGTTAGGATTACCTAATGTAAATATAACTTTTAAAACCAAAGCTAGTACTGCTATGCAGAGAGGGCAAAGAGGAATTGTAGCTCTTATATTAAAGGAAACAGGTCCAGTAAATAATCCTATAAACATAAGTACTATACCAGATATTCCAACAGGATTTACTATAGAAAATAAAGAACAGATAGAGTTGGCGCTCCGAGGAGGAGTTAATCCGCCTAAAAAAGTAATAGTTTATGCGATACAACCAGAGGCTACTAATTATGATGAAGCTTTAAAATACTTAGAAGTAACTAGATTCAATTATTTAGCAATACCGTTCATAGAAAAAGAAGCAGCAAATATTATAGCCACTTGGGCAAAAGGACTTAGAGATACAAAAGATGTGAAAATTAAAGTTGTATTACCACACACTACAGCAGATCATGAAGGAGTTATTAATCTTGATACAGATAATATTATAGTTGGTGAAAAAACATATTCAGCAACTCAATACTGTTCTAGAATAGCAGGCATTTTGGCAGGATGTCCTCTTAACATGAGTGCTACTTATACGGTTCTTCCAGAAGTTGATGATGTACCTCATTTAACTAAAGAAGAATCAGATAAAGCAATAAACGAAGGCAAATTAATTTTAATTAATGATGGTGAAAAGTGTAAGATTGCAAGAGCTATAAACTCCTTAGTTACTACTACTAAGGATAAAGGTGAGGACTTTAGAAAAATATTAATAGTGGACAAGAATGATATGTGGCATGATGATGTAAAGCGTACAGTAAGCGATTATTATCTTGGCAAATATGCAAACACCTATGATAATAAAATATTGCTTATAACAGCTATACAGGCATATAATGACCAGTTAGCGCTTGAAGGATTACTAGATAATTCTTTAACTGAGTATAATAAAGTTTTTATAGACGTAGCAGCACAGAAAATTTATTTGGAATCTATTGGAGAAGATGTTGAGAACATGAAAGACCAGGATTTAAAAGAAGCTAATACAAAAGATAAAGTGTTTATAGCTTCTAATTTAAAATGGACAGATGCAATGGAAGACTTCAATATCAATGTAACTATTTAGGAGGTGTACTAGATGGCATATGATGCACAAAAAACTATATCTGGTACTCAAGGTGAGTGCTGGTTAGATGGAGACTACTTAGACAATGCAACAGGCTTGCAGGCTAAAGTTAAACTTATAAAAGAAGAAGTTAAAATGTGCAAAGTTATGGGTAAAAAATATAAGGTTGTAGGCTTTGAAGGTAGTGGAACTTTAAAATTAAATAAAACTAACTCTAGGATGCTTTTAAAACTAGCTAATAAATTAAAGGAAGGCAAGAGTGTAGTTTGCACTATTGTAAGTAAGCTAGATGATCCTGATGTGGTTGGTGCAGAGCGTGTAGCAATAAAAGATGCAACCTTTGATGAATTTGACTTAGTAAATTGGGAAGCTAAAAAGATACTTGAAGAAAGTATACCTTTTACATTCTCAGAGTATGAAATTTATGATTGGATACAGCCATAGAAGATTATGGCTGATTTTACTTTTAAGGAGGAATATTAATGGCTAATAATGTTATGGATTTATTATTAAAATCAGATACAAGTAAGGTCAAAATACCTACAAAAGAGGTTAAAATACAAAGCTTATCAGAGGCATTTGGAGAGGATGTTATATTTACAATCCAGGCAATAGGAATTGAAAAATATAATGAAATTCAAGAGGCTGGGGTAACTGTAGATGAAGATGCTATTAGCGATATAGATTATAATAAAATACAATTACTAACTGTTATAGAAGGGGTTAAAGAGCCAAGCTTAAAATCTAAAGAACTTATGGAACATTTTAAAGCACGCACTCCTATAGAATTGGTTCAAATAATGTTTTCAGGTAAACCAGGAGAAATTGCAACTTTGTATAACCATATAAACGAGTTGTGTGGTTTTGGTAAAAAGGCGGTTGAGGAAATAAAAAACTAATAAATTCTGATGGTGAAGTAAACACCATGTAT